TCAATAACAACGCTTTTACTGTCTGGTGCTGCTGTCGTTGTATCTGCGTTAATCATTTCAATTGCATTTGTGTTGCTCCACGCTTGGTCTGATGTATCTGCGTTTGCACCATCTAAAGCTGTAACATCACTTGCTGCATCTCCGCAAAATACTCTTATCTTACCTACGGCTGTTTTTAGGTTATGATTTAAAATAGCAATGTAATTTACTGAAGTTGCACTTTGTGTATCTATTGTAATAAGTACGTGTCCATCTGTATCAGAACTTGTATTAAAAGTAACTTTGTTTAATGGTCTCATATCAAATAATTCAGCAGTTGAACCAGTTGTCATAAGTGAATCACCAATAAAAGTGTTCCCGGCATCTGTGTCTGTTACTGCAAACTCTGTTGATGCAACACCTCTTGCCATTAAATAATTTATTTCATCCACATAAAAGCGTGGTGTCCCTATGTTCATATTTGCCATCTTATGATACCTTTATTGCTTTGATTGAACAGCCTGTTATTGATTTATTTATACTTGCTACAATAAAATAACCAGACATTGCAGCACCATATAATTCCAAATTACTATTCCAATTACTAAAATCTATTATATCACCAATTTCAAGGTGATTATATTTAGGACGTACACAGTTAAATTCAACTATATCTTTTCTGCCCTTCATAATATGAATATATGCTTCAGCTAGTTTAGTCGCAGTTGTTGAATCAAGTATTTCATTTGCATCTAATTCGTATTTCATTGTTTGATTAAAACCATTAACAGTTGTGCCTTGTGAAGTTGAATCAGTTGCAGTTGCTTCAGATTTGTTTTGATTTTCTCCGTAGCTATGATTGTAATTAACTAATACAGAATTTTTCACAGAAGCTAAAGGTGTTTTACCTATTTTATTTAATGTCATATCATTGTAATCAATTGTTTGATCTGAGGTTGAATAGTCATCAGTCCTTCGTAATGTTTTTATTTTAAACTTACCATCGCCACCAATAAATACGTATGAAAAACACAGTCGCCCAAGTCTTTCAAGCATATCTTTTGAATCAATAAATTTATATTGAGAAAATGCAAACTTAATATCTGCAATAGCATCTTCATATATATCTTTTAAAAATCCATCGGTTGTATTACCAGACTCGTCAAAAGTATCGTAATCAATTTGTGATGAAGTTAATCCGCTAACAATGTACCCTTCTGTGTTAGCCATTATATTAGCACTAATACTTAAAGTTGTTCCGCTATCTCTAGCCGTAACCATCGCACTCGTCTTGTCTTTTATATTGTAAACAGTTTGACCTACAACTGAAGCTAAAAAAGCAGCGTTTGAATCAACTAATTTGTTAGAAGTAGTTGCTGTTGCGTTTCCTGTATAAATAGGACCTAATTCAGATCGTAAAATACTTTCAATAATAAATATAGGATTTTCAATTACAGCGTTTGCGTTATAGCCTTGATTCCTTGAATCTGCATCAATGTATGCTCCGTATTGCCTACCCTTGCCAGAGTAGTAAATGTAACTCAATTTGCTTGGTGTTAATAAATTAGTAGTTCTTGTAAATGTTACAGTTTGTAAAGCAGTTTCTGAATCTTTGTCAAAGTTACGTCTTATATTGCGACCAACGTTTGTTGTTTGTTCATAAGATTCTTCTATACTGTGATCGTCTATGTTCTCAATATTAAAATCAATAACCACTCCCGTTTCTTCTATTTGTACAGATTCGTTTGTGTCACCCGTGAATAGCTTAAAGGTAATATTTTTTTCAAAATCAAAAGACTCTTCTTGTGCAGCCGTGAACATTCCTTCAATATTATATTTAACTTCTGAATCACTTGTTATAGAAGGTAAAGTAATTACACCCGCTAATTGAAAAAAGTCATCAACTGTATCAGTTAAACTTGTAACTGTACCCCACTTTACTAACGAAGAAATTCCTGTATAATCACCAAGCTTGTTTACTTTTGGTATTGCATAGCTTATTGATGCACGTGAATCAGCAGTAGTTGCACCATTTGCTGCAATAGCTGTTAAAGTTGAAAAGCTTCCATCTACTGCATTTGTAGGATTGGCAATACTTCCAGATTCGGTTATTGTACCACTACCTTGACCAGAAGAACTTAAAGGTATAAAAACACTTGCAGTACCGCCAGAAAATTCTATTACAGGATTGTTTGTTGTTGCATCACAAGTACCAGTAAAAGTTGGATAATATCCATTTTTGAAAAAATATAGATTTTCACTATCTAAAGTATTTAAAGCTTGAATATCTGGCTTTGCTTCTGAGGCAGATTCTCCCACGTCCCACTTGTCGGTAATAATTGCCGGGAAAGCACCTTTATAAAAATTTAAATATCTATCAAAATGTGATGTTGGTATTGTTCCTATGTCTGTTTTTTCATAGAAATCACCATACGCAATTGGTATAGGTTTGCCAATGTTTTTTGTTGGTGCGTTTGTAAAGGTTGAAGAATCAACTGTGTTTGCCGGTATTCTTTTATGATACTTTGAAGAATTATCTAATAATGTAAGCGTTGTATTGTTTTCATCGTAAGATATTTCGCCAGATATAACACCAGAAGCAATCATTCTTGCAGCCGTATCTAAAGTTGTGGTATTATTAGCATTTAAAAATAATTCCCATTTACGATTTGCAAAGTTATTAGTAGCAAGTAGATCGGAAAACCTACCGCCTTTAATTGATTTTTCGCTATTTATAAGCGTAACACTCATATTGCCTGTTGATGTGCTAAAATTAAAGAAGTCTAATGATTGAGTATAATTGCCAAAGTTTGCAACAATACCATAGTATATATCTGTGCCGTCTTGTCTATGTCTATCACTTACACCAATAAATGCAGATTCGTCATTGTAATATAATTTAAGTACCCAGAACGCAGTTGTATTTGCATTAGCTAAAGCACTTGTTAAAGCTGTATCAAAGGTTAGCAATTAATTTATCCTTGCCTGTCCTGTGCTTATCGCTTTATTGATAGCCGGTATAATGCTGTTTGCTGCAAAGTTGTGATCAATAACACCCATACCGCCAAAACTTTGATTTATTGTAATCTTTTGATTTGCTGCTGAATTTGCACTTGGTGAAGTTTGCGTTGGTGATGCACCGAAAAGAAAATTAGCAATACCCGCAGTAATTTTATTAGTACCGCCAGAAGCTGAAGTCATAAACATATCATACAATTTAGCTTGTGCCACCATAACCATTAATTGAACTACGGCACGTTTTAACGCTGCGGTTATATTGTCGCCCATTGCTGCGGAAGTAAGCATTGAAGTCGCTGTCTGTGAAGCAAATCTTGCCATTTTTTCTCTTGCCGCTGCTTCACCCGCTGCTTGATCTGCTAACTGTTTTTGCACTCTGGCATAATCAGAAAAAACTAACGTATCTCTTGTTTCTTTTGCTTTAGCTGCAACTTCTGTTCTTTTTGTTTTTTCAGTCTCAATCATTTCAAGCAAAAGTAAATACCTTGTTCGTAAATCGTTAAACTTTCCTTCATCGTTTAATAAAATACTTGATTCAGCTTCTTTTAAATTTATTCCAAGTCCAATTGCTTCACCTCTTAAAAGATTAAAAGCCTTTGCTAAATTATTAATACCTTTTTGAGTTCGATCACTTTGTTTTTTAACTTCTTCAAGTCCACCGGCATCACCAAATTCAGCAATGTTTTTTAATCCTGTTAAAAATTCTGAAGTAAATTCAGCAGCAGATTTTAATTTACCCGCAATTGCAATAACTGTAGGACCTAATAAATCACCTAATGCTTCAGCAGCATCACCCACAGCATTTTTCATTTGCTCAATGCTTCCTGTCATTGTTTGCGATTGTGCTAATGCTTGACCGCCAAAAAGTTTCGCTACGTTACCAGTCAAAGTTTCTAATCGCTCTGTTGAACCTACTGCACCCGTAACTTCAATACCATATCGACTCATTGCATTGGTTGAACTACCAATCGTCTTAGCAACCAAATCACCGGCACTTTTTAAATCAAGTCCCATTCCAGAAGCAAGATCAAGAGTTGCTTTTGTTAAAAGTTTTATTTCTTCTTCACCTTTAACGAACGATGCTAACATTGATTGCATCATAATTATATCTTCATCGCCAAACATAGATACTTGTTGCAATGCTGAAGCCTGTTCTAATAATGCTTTTGAAGTTTTACCTAATGCTGTTGCAAGTTTTTTCTCTGCAAGTTCTTGTTTACCAGATAATTCAATGGCAGTTCCTAAACCACTTATTAAACCTTTTGCAGCAAAGAAAGCAGCACCGGCAATAGCCGCAGCCTTGCCTAATCCCGCCATTCCTTTTTCAACACCTTTAATTTCTTTTTGAGCTTTTTTTGCTCCTTTAGCTCGAACCTTGATATTTAAATTCTTATCAGCCATTTTCTTTTTTTGCCTTTTCTTGCATACAAGCGTTTACTTCTTTATCTATAATTGAGAAACAGTCGAGCCGGTGGGCAGAAATATTATCAAGTTCGCCTAGAGAAATGTTGAACCTC